CAGGAACCATCCCATGGTAGGTCGTTTAGTGTATCCTGGACCAAATCGGTGAGTGCTGAAATGTCGGCCGTATATTTACCGCTGCCTTTCTACAAAACAATCACCCGGTTCGGGTATCTGTTGAATCGTAGAAAGGCTGCGGTAAATTAGCTACTTTAGATAGGCAATCGCAGAATTGAGCAAATCCACACTATCCTTAAAAAAGCCAAGTCCCTTGTTGCACGATGGACAAAGTAAACCCCTAACTACCCCCGTCTTATGATTATGATCGACACACAAAGTTTGAGAAGATTCTTTGCAGATTTTACACTTGCCATCTTGTTCTTGAACCATTGTCGCATATTGTCCAGCCTCCAATCCAAATCTCTTTTCTCGATTTGGATCACGGCCCTCAGCCTTTTGCCTCTCATGCCAATTCTTAGCATATTGATTATCGCGTTCTCGCCCTCCCGGTGTAGCTCGTCTACGTTGCTGTCTTTCTCTATAATACTTCCGATACGCCTCCGGGTCTTTCAATCTCGTATTTCGATTTGCTGAATTATGGCAGTCCTTACATTGCGGGTATAGGCCGTCGGCTCGCTGACTATCTTTATGAAAAGCGTCTAACGGCTTGGGGGTGTGACATTTAGAGCATATTTTAGTATCCATGTCTGACATTATACAACATATCAGACACAATGCAACCCGTGCAAATTTTGCACACTACCACAGACAATGTATGAACACAACGGCGACGGCTAATATTACAATCATCCAGATTATCATCCAAAACACATCTTCATCCAATTGCATATTATTTCTCCTTGTTCCCACCATTATACCCCGCCTTCCCCAAAAAGCAAACCCCTCCTGTTTGGCTTCAAGGGCCATACGCTAGAGGGGTCTACTAAAAGCCTGCCGCCAACTCAGCAGGGTTTTATTGGACTACGCGATTCTCGTCACAAAATGCTTACTCTTTCTTGATGGAGTTTCCGGTGCAGGATTTCCGCCTCCCACATTCCTTTGTGTGAGTGCTGCATCCCGTGCCTTCGCTTCATCTGTGATTTCTTGCCGAGCGGCAGCTTTCACAATTGGAGCGGCTAACGCATCATGTGCCATTGTCAACGCCTCAGTGACGGTGACTTGCCGCCCCTGTGCGGCTAGACCAGCTTCTACCGCAGCGGCAGTTTCCAACAACTTCTGCCTCACTTCTGGCTTCGCATAATGCTCTGTGTACGCTTTCATCCCTTCTTGTGCAAAGAAGGAATTGATTTGCGTCTGAGTCGCGGCATTCTGTGCGGCCCGTGTAGCTTCCCGTTGCTGTTGCCGGAAAGCAATATCGGATCGTGCCTGCTTAGCAATAAAAAGGGCAGAAGGATTGTTCGGATTCAGTTTTAGAAATTCCTGAATATCGGCTTCTGTTACTTCATCCGTTGCAGCGGGAGCAGCCACAGTTGTTTGTGGTGCGGCTGGTTTTTGCTGCTGCACCTGTTGCCCAAGCCGGGCATACGCTTCCACTTCCTTCTTGCGGATATTATGAGCCATCTCCGCAATATTTAGGAAGTCTTTACTTCCAGTTTTTAGTTTCTCATCAATCTGTGCATCTGTGTAGCCGTAATTCTGAAGGCTTCTACGGACTTCGGCGGGGAGAGTAGTAGTCTCTTCGGGTTTCTTTTCAGCCGCATCCGCAGCCGCAGGGGCCGAATCTGCCGCATTCGGGACAGCGGCTGCTGGCGAAGGGTCCGGCTTCTTCTCAACTTTCTCTTCTTTCGGTTTCTTTTCAGCAGACGGTGAAACTGCCGGTTCCGGCGTAGACTTTGCAACCATCCGCACTACCGTGTGCTTCTTGGTTAGCGGCTGTCCCTCTTCCGTTGTCGCGGGAGTACCAGCCATTGCTTTGGCGAATTTCTCATCCGAGATTCCGGCGGCAATCTTCGCCTTTGTAGCACGATCCGTGGGTTTCGGTGCGGGTGCTTGTACATCCGTTGCGGATTTTCGTTCGGGTTTAGGTGTGGGGATTACTGGCTCTGGCATGATAACTCCTTAGCCCGGACTCAGCCGGGGAAAAAGGGACAACTGACGTATTCTAGGCAATATGTTTAACTTTGACAATAGAAGGTAGCGGAATTGACATACATCCACTACAATATTTTGCATTCTCACAAGTATGAGTATGTCCACTGACCGTAACATACAGCTTTCCGATTTTAGTAACCCACCCAACAGACTCACAATGAGATGAAGGTTCTTGACCTTGATTCCATTCCTCCCATACAGGACCAGATTCCCGATAGGAATCTAACCATCTTACCCACACAATTTCCCCGATCTTAAATTTCATCTCTTTTTCTCTTTCTGGCAATAATGGAAATGTTTCAGCACTCGGTTTCGTTCTGATTCATTGTGGACAACTGGAACGCCATACATTTCACTTGCTGGATCACCTTCACACTGAATATCGGGATTCTGTTGTCGAAAATGATCCACTTCTTCTTTCTTAACAGGGGCCAATGAGAACAACTCTATCGGTTTATGAAAATCCAATTGTGCGTGCGGGCATGGAAATTGACGTTTCGCTGTGAGTTGTTTGCATTCCGGGCATTCCTGCACTTCGGGGATAGGGTCTACTCTTCCGAACTTAAAGTAGTCGGTAAAAGTATTGTCGCAAACGTCACAGTGGTAATCGTATATTGGCATGTCGTTTTGGTATCCCTAGTTGACGTTCCTTGTATTCCGACTGCTTGGTTCGCAGCAAATCCCGTTTCTCGCACAGGAGTTGACGGAACTTATCAGGATCATCAATGGCGGTTATTAAATCCGTCATATTTTGACCGGAAGTCAGAGCTTCCAAATGTTGTAAATCTGAGAGAGCAAAATCTTTCATCTCTCGCATTACATCGTTTACAAGTTGAGCAAAAGCGGCAAATGAGAGTGGCATTTAGTTTCTCCGGTTACGCTGGCTATCTCTCCACTTTTCCACAGCATTAATAAAATGTTCCGCACTTCGACCAGGATTTGGACCGTGTTCAAAGGGAAGAGCCTCATCAGATTCCACATATCCCGGCAAGTCTCTAATTGTGTCTCGTATTAGTTCCACTTTATTATACATCAGCTTATTCTCTGTACCTTGTGTTCAAACTTCTTTGTTGGTTTCTTAACTTTCTTGGGCAATTTCTTTCCGCGTGTGGCTCGATCCCATTCCGCCACTTCGGTTTTTCCGCCTAACGCCTTGATCCCGGTAGGCGAATGTCCCCATCTTGCTTGCTGTACGGATTTCCAAGGCATCATCTATCCTTTCTACCAACCAATATACCCATGCAGGATACACGGTGATATGAAGTTCATCAATCATGTGTGTCCAAAAGCCTTACGGAAATTACTGTGCCAGCTCTTTCCGAGATGCCCAACTTGATGCCCTTTCAAACTACCGGGCGATCCCATGTAGGGTTTTCCTTTTCTCGCACGGGCTAAGGGTTTAGTTCTTGCCTGATGTTCCGCTGCCTTAGTGGATTCGCCGTATTTCATAATCAAGTCTCACTTTCTTCTTTCGTTGCATCTGCCGGTCCGTGCTCACCGAACACGGATTTCATTTTCTTTCCTGTTTTCTGCATCAATGATCGCCGGGCATTGGCATGAGCAGAGATAATCGCATCCCGTTTGTGAGCAAGATGAGCAACCGCCTTAGTGTGCCGTTTGGAGTCTTGCTTTATCTCTTCAGCCCGCTGCAACGTCTCGGCGTCCGCACAGGCTTCATGGTCGTCTTTATCATACCCGTCATCGGGTTTTTCCGTTGCCATACTATACCATCTCTTTCATAGAAGTCAAAAAGCATTCGCCGTGGGTAGAGCCGGGGCCGGGGGCTTCCCGCCTATCCCGTGCAACAGGGCACTACGAATCACACGCTGAGCGTCTACCGCCCCACCTTGAGCGGCCATGTTGGCTTGCTGCGGGGGCGTCGGCTGCGGGGCCATTACATTCCCCGGCTGTCCATTCTGTGCAATGGCATTATTCATCATCGGCGGTTTTTGGTCGGCTCTCACGTCACCACCCGTAGCCATCTGAATCGCATTATACTCCATTGCGGCTTTCTGTTGGATAGCGGGAGCAAACAACACAGAATCCAGCCAAGTGATTCCCATATCCTGTGCCATGTGCCACAGCATTTGCGAAGCGTCGAATGGAATGCCGAGTGTTTGACAAATCTGTGCCGCACCCGCAACGGCGGGAAGAATTTGTTGACAGAACATTTGTTCTTGTTGCAATCGAGTCTTGGAATCCATCCTACCTTCGGATTCCGGCTCAACTTTGAACACCAAATCCAAGAAATCGCCCGACCGATCTTCCGGGGTAAGATTAAATTGTACTTCCTCAATAGTCGGCGGCGTGACCCATTGCGGGACACCAGTCGGGCCAATTTGCATTTGTCCTGCATTCATTACTCGCTTACTTAGCAGTTCATTGAGCATCGGATTGGTGTGAATGAGATACGTCCGTTTACGAGCTTCCTGTGCAGAAGCATCGTAAACCGCATTCTGCATATCAGAAAGACAGATAGAAGCATTCTTGTCTAATAGATTCGCAGCAGTCGCAGACTTAGCGGCAGAAGAAACACCGGATAGAGTTTCAACATTGGATGCCAGCATATTGAATTCTGACATCAGCATGTTCAGATGTTCAACGTTGCTATTTTCTTGCCCACCCAAACTAATCTTGTTTATCGCGGAAGGATCGTCCATTGAGATTGCTTCGCCGTCTGAAGCATCCACAACTTTCTTCGCATTTTCAACTTCTGATGCTTTGTAAGCAAGAATATCTTTCTGCCGATCCGCCTGCATGGAAATCTTGACTGCCATACGATTGACAGCCATTTCCAACTGAAACAGCACTCGCATCAGCGGCACAGGGAGCGGCTGATCGGGAACGGGGATAGTGAGAGAAAGGAAAGTATATGGCCCTTCTTTTACGCCGAAATACGGGGCAACACGCAAGTAATCTTTTGCCTCATAATCGAAATCACCAGGAATCGTCACAATGGAATTAGCCGAAGGCACCCACAATTCGCAGATTTCGACTATATCCTCCAAGTCTGCATTCTCGCCGATATTAATATTCCCCATCGTAAGATTGGCAGTTTTCTTCTCGTTCACAGTGTTAGAGTTGTTTCGCGGGAGACGCTCTACTATATCTTTCTTGTATTTGCCTGAATCAAGTAATACTCGTCGCGGCACTCGAATTTTATTTCCTATGAATCGGGCATCCAAATAGAGGTATTCTCGGCTATCGGGGTCTGCAACAAAGTCGTCAAAGCTAATACGTTCGGTATAAATCTCCCCAACGTCAATCTTGGTATTCCCCTCTTCTTCATTTTCCAAAGAAAGAATATCTCCACCTGCTTCTAGGCCCGTTTTCATTATTCCGATATTGTGAAGTGCGTCCATTATAACGCATCGGAGAATACTCGGCATTCGCTGTTTCTTATCGTAGAGGGATAGGGCTAATCCTAAACTCTGTGCATACTGTCTCGCTGGAAGATATGGCGTCTCTATCACATGGCGAAGAGATGGAATTACAAGCTGCGGCAAAAGAGTGCGGCCTACGTTAAACAGCAATGCGAGAGGAGAATCTAACTTGATCTCCTTGTCGCTGGTAAAGGCCGGGCCAGCCATTAGCTTACAGGTGAATCGTGAGCGATAACGGTCAGGCTCTAAACGATCAAATCCGCGTTTCACTTCGGCGGCAAACTTGGCGGGACTTAATTTCCCTAAAATGTCTTTTGGCTTAGATTTAGCCATATACAATCCTAGGCTCTTAAATAAAGTCTGTCACCTTAAACTTATCCCCCAACCGCAAGTCTCGCACCGTTCTATCCTTCGGAGGGTTAAGATAGCCGCCTGTCCTAATCCTATACCCCGGACTCCCCGGCGGTGCGTTCTCAATTCCGTCCAAACTGTTTTTCACTTGTGGTTTCGGCTCTTCGATTTCATGTTCTGATCCCGCCCAACAAGCGAGTGCGTCTGCGATAACTCTGTCGCCGTGTGCCGATTTCGCAGCTTCGCTTTCTTCTGTGAGGGAAGATGGTTCTATACTACCCGTCTCACTCACAATATAATCGGCGGCCTCTTCTATTGCTTTTACGCTTGGATTAACAAAATGTCCCACAGCGTATTCGCGGCGAAGATTTCCCAGCATCAACGCTTTCTTACTCCGCGACGATGACCAACCAAGATTTGCAGTTACCTTATCTATATCCCGATTCGTAGTTGTGGCACGATAAATTTCGGGGTAAGAATAGATGCGGGATAATTGCCGTAACAGATCGAAACCGGGATTACCGTTCGCTTCTGGAACTACAAGAGGCCGCGTCGAGCCGGAACCGAACCAAAGAGCCGCAGCAGCAATTTGTTTTGCGAAAGAATGAGGCGGTGTGCGGGAATCCGCGAACTCTGCAATCTTGTGCCGCGTTCGCTTATTAATAACTGAGATAACGCTGTTGGACGCTCCCATTCCAAGTGACGTATCGCATCCGAATACCCACAAATTACCACTCCCGTACAGCTTATCATATTCTCCTTCTTTCGCATGTGGATTAGGATTTGGCGGAATAGTCCACAGGGACCACGGCCCCTTAGAATCTACCACAGCTTGTACCTTTGTCAAGTCTCTTCGTAAAATTATTTGTCGTATCTCTGACTCTGGCACATCTCTCTTAAACTCGATTCGCAATCTCAACAGAGGATCGCGGCCATAGGACTTCTTATGTTTGTCGAGGATCAATCCCTCAAAGAACGGTGTACCAGATTCCAGATAGTCAATATCTAGGTTCGAGGCAATATCGTTTGGGGATCGGATAGTGCATTGATGGGCATACCAAGATGAGGTAAGTTTCCACTTTCCAGGTGCGATTTCCACAGACGTTAAGTCGCTTGCTTTTTCGGGGGATAGCCACCAACCAAAAGTCTCGATTGGGATTTGGCCGCTAAATCTCACCTTTGCAAAGTAATTGGTCTTTCCCACGGGGGTGGACACAGGAAGTTTACACAATGTTACGTCTGTAGTCTGATCCCAGATAGATTTGAAATTCGGGTTTTTCGCAGCTTCGTCAAAATATACCGCGTCTCTACGTTGACCCGTGAAGGCGAATTCGGCGGAAGCACCGCCGTCGAGTCGGCATTTCCCATCCAAGTTGAAGATGTGTAGACGTTTTCTTGCCAATCGCGGCAACATCCATTGTGGGAGATGCTGCAAACAGTAGTCAATTTTCCCAAGTAAGGTTGCAGGATCGGAATTGACATGGAGCGGGTATCCTTTTACATCTCCCATTAAGGAGTCAACATCATCTTCAATTCGAGACAGCAATCCAATTTCGCAGCCTTTACGGAACAAGAAATGGTGGGTAAAGACATAGAGATACATCCAACTTGCCCCGATTTCGCGGGATTTCTCTAGGAGAAAGGAAGTACCTTTTAAGATGCTGTTATGAATTCTCTCCATCAATGCGATCTGACTTGGCCAAGGGATAAACGGTTCTAGCTTGCTATCTTTACTTACTGAAATTCCATCCACTCCCACTTCAAAAAACTTTCGTGTCCATCCGAATAGCGACACCCACAGCACAGGCGAATCGGCACACATTTTAAGAATGGATGCCCGGAATCGCGGATCGGTTTCACAGCGTTCCAAGACAAATTTTCGCCGGGCTAGATTTTCCGTGCGGCCCATCGGGATTTCTAAACCACTCTTAGGATCGGTCCAGAATCTAGGCTGATGTGGGATTTCGATTTGGGGTTGGCTTTGGAATTCCAAGTTTATGTGCCTTTAACTCTGCTCGCAACTTCTCTATTTGCTCTTTGGTAAGTTTCGGCGGATTAAGAATTTTCTTTGCGTACTCCGGGTCATTTTCAATTTCTTTCACAACATCCACCCCCGCCACAGTGTTGGTATCCGCCGAAGTTGCGGGCCGTCCAAGCAGCCGGTCGAAAATTTCTTTTAGGGCGGAGGCTGATTGATCGCTATATTCCCATTCCCCTGAATCGTTCACTTGGCCCTTCCCCGTTGCTTTTCTCACTAAGTTATGGGCAATTTGATCCGTCACACTCTTTGGTTTTAACCGAAAGAGCATGTCTGCATCTAAGGCTAGATATTCTTCTAGCTTTTCCCTGATTCGCTGATTGAAATTCATTTTGTAAAACTACGAATCAAAGTCCAAATCACAATTACAAGCGTAGCTAAATGGGCAACGATCGTAACAATTGCGTGGGTAATTGTCCAGTAAGTATTAGTAAGCATTACTTCACGATGGGTCAAACTGTGAAGTTGCTTTTTGTTAGTGAACCACAGATTCAAAATGAATCTCCCTGTGTCGATGGAGTTGGTTGATTAGCGAGCCATTCGGGCGGTGCCGTTCCCGGTGCATGTTGAATAAAAGCAGTCCCGCTCACATAAAGCTGTGAAGTGCTGGCTGCTCCAATCCCTAACACACTCGGCAATACTCCCTGTGAAGCAGCCATTGCATCGGAACTTTCATCGTGCCATTCTGCTGTGCCAGTATCGGTTGTTCCAAAACTCAACAAGAGAGTAGAAGCAAACACCGTTGATTGACCGGCAGTAGCATTCAGCACAACAACTTCGCCCGCCGTTGCAACTGCCGTGGCATTCATGGATATAAGAGTTAGCCAATCGGTAGGGAGGAAGTTATATGAAACATTCGAGCCGGGAAGAATCAAACTAATTGATTGACTCGTACTTCCAGTAGAGCCAAGAAAAACCCAATGGATCGGTCTGCCGTGCATACAAATCACACTTTCTTACTTGGTCGCCATCCATGAAGGAACGGAAGTACCGGGGGAGTGAATTACATATCCCGTACCACACCATGCCAGTATTTGGGTGCTGTCAGTAGGATTGGCCAATATAGAAGGAATAATTCCCTGTGAACCGCCCATAGCATCTGATAAAGCATCATTCCAAAATTTTCCCGGTCCCGAATGAGTCGCAGTCAACATTACAGTGCTACTATTAACAGCACTCTGGGTTGCTCCGGCAGGTAAATTTAACATATAGGATTCTGCGGTGGGGTTGGTTTCTTGTGAACAAGTTATTGACATAGATGTCATAACTAAATAATCCGTAGATTGGAAATAATATGTAGCTGCTGTACCGGGCGAAAAAAGACTAAGTGACTTAGAGGTACTTCCAGTAGAACCATAAAAGCACAGTCGAACAGGATCGCCTTGTCGCATATTTACCTCTACATATTCTATCCCTCAATTTTTGGATTAACAACCGTTTCCACAGGATTATGCGGAGCGGGAGAAAGATTTGCAATCTCTTGCTGCTCCTTCCAGCTTCGCGGCCTATATCCCAAGTGCTTTTCCTGCTTCTCATCGTAGGAATTAAATTCGTCTCTGAGTTTGGTTTTCCTAAAATGTTGATTCACACTACACTCGCATCTATTTCCTCTTGCATCAACTTCTCTTCTCTCTGCAATTCCAACAACACCAATCTCGCATCTCCACTTCCATATCCGATTGCAGATTTACCAACTCCCGTGATAGTTCCATCAAATTTGTGTTTCCATTTATTGAGGAAAATCTCTACTCCCTGTAGCCATTCCATTTGCATATAACTGCCGGTTGAGTTGTGTGAGATGTAAATATCAGTGCAGATAGCAGTACGCAATCCAGCGGTGTGGCAGTACAAGCTAAAATCCTGATCGTAAAAATGGAAGCCGGGATAACGAGTATCAAACTTAATTTTCTTCGCTTCATCCGCCCTCATAATCATGCAATAGCCGTCCATGACTCGAATTCCTCTTACAAGTTTAGCCTGTCTGCCCCATACAGTTGTTTGGCAAGGCCGCATCCCTCCCGCTCTCACCATTGCTATTTCAGGAGTAATAATTGTGCCCGGAGGGTCACTAGGATAATTAACAACTCCCCCATAACAACTCGGCAAATGATCGAACCAACGGGGACCAATCACACGAGATGCACCAGCGAATCCCATTAAATCACATTTTGACATTCTTTCCAATAATCGTTTACCACACACATAGTATGGCAAACTGATCGGCCAAGCGTCGTGATGACTTAGGATTAGATATTCAGTTTGACATTGTTCTAGGATTTGATTGTATCCCTCTGCCATTGACTTTGCAGTAGCACAGAGAGTCGGCACTTCCTTCTGAAGATCGGATAATCCGCGTTGCCAGTGAAAGCATGCTTCTTTTACTCTTTCCGGTTGATGAGAAC